CAACCTTAATCAAACCATCCAATTACACGTCCGATGTCGTATCATCAAATTCAACTGGAAATGGCACATCTACTACAAGTAATATAACAAATAGATTTATGATACCTCCAATGATATATTTAAATATAGGTGATATGTATAGAGACCAGCCAGTCGTATTAACTACGGTTGGAATATCAATCCCCGATGATGCGTCATGGGAAACATTAAATGAAGATAATAGTAGTGAATGGAGTTATTTGGCAAATTATATAAAATCAAATAATAATGCAGTATATGGGCAACTACCAAGAACGATTGATATAAATGTTAGTATGAATCTATTAGAAAAAGAACAGCCAATTGTCGGTGGTGCTAATTTCGGACATGCTCCTAGAAAGAATATATTCAAGTTGAACGATTGGAATGTAAACATTCCAAACGGAAAACAGCCCGATAGATTAAATAAATCGTTAGTGGTAAATGTCGGAGATTATAATGACCAAATAGGAGAATTAAAAGCTAAAGCTGTTTCCAACCCAATTCTTAATGTATTATTTTAAATATGAATAGATATTCAAATACACCTACAACTACAAGATGGGATGGGAAACAAGTGTATAACTCAACCACCTATCCGGTATTAACTCCTCAAGATACCGACATTATAATCATCACGGATGAAACGATGCATCTTGATACATTGGCCGATAAATATTATTCTGACACTTCCCTCTGGTTTATTATAGCACTGGCCAATTCAGGACTTGGGAACGGAAGGCTTTCAATTCCAGCCGGAACACAGCTTAGAATACCAACCAATGTCAATTCAATTTTAAATCAATTCAAATTGTTAAATAGTTGAAAATATTCCGTGTTTTTGTTCCGTGAGATATAGTTATAATATGAAAGGTTATACAACTATTATGGGAAGAAAGAAAAAATATGTCACCGACAAACAACGAACAGAGGCCAAACGAAAAGACGACCAACTCTATTATGAACGACATCGAAAAGAAGTCTTGCAAAAACGAATGCAACGATATTGGAAATCAATGGATTAAAAACTGTCCTAATTGTGGGGAAGAAATGAATTATAGCAGCGAAGGAAATTTAACTCGGTCTATTAAAGAAAATAATAAATGTAAAAAATGCTATGCAAACTCGCTTAGAGTTCCCAGACCAGAAAACGGATGGATAAAATTATGTCCTGAATGTAGATGTGAACAGCGATATACGTGTAAAAAATCATTGATAACTGCTATTCTAGAGGATGCTAAGTGTAATAAATGTAGTCAATCGGTGAGAAAAATAAAAATTCCAGATATTGGGTGGGTAAAATACTGTCCGGAATGTGGGACTGAACAAAAATATTCATGTAAAAGTGCGTTAAATACTGCATTAAAAACCAATAAAAAGTGCTCGAAATGTAAAACTAAAAAAATCATACCCCCCAATGAAAAATATTGGGAACGAATATGTCCAACATGTAATAACGATATTACATATAAATCTAGGAAAGGATATTTGTTGGGTATAAAATTAAATTCTGATTGTGGAAGTTGTGGCACAAAATTGGCAGCGACTAAAAAAGATTATCACTGGATAACCGATGAATATCGAGAAAAAATGAGTAAATCTTTAAAAAATTCACCAAATCGTATGTATTTTAAAACCGAAGAATATCGTAATAAAACAAGCAAAAAGACAAAGGAACAATGGAATACTCCACATGTTCGTAATAAAATGTTAGATATAATGAAATCACCGGAATACAGGGAAAAACATAAAATAAATTCAAGTAATATGTGGAAAGACCCATCACATATTACCCATATGAAACTTATTCATGAATCGGATGAATACAGGAAAAAAAGAAGACTCATAACTCAACAATTTTTAAAACAAAACTATGGGAAATCCGGACTAATATCATATAATAAAAGAGCATGTGAGTTTATTGATTATATAAATAAAAAGTTCAACTTAAAATTTCAACACGCAACAAACGGGGGAGAATATAATGTAAGTGGATACTTTTTAGATGGATATGATAGAGAGAAAAATATAGTATTTGAATATGATGAGAAATATCATTATGATACATCCAATAATCTAAAAGAAAAAGACAGAAAACGTCAAGATAATATAATACAAGAAATATCTCCAATTGAATTTTGGAGATATAACGAACGAACTGGTATCTTATCAGACGTAATTAATAAGAAAGAACTGATATATGATTTTTGATATACCACCGATACAATTTTGGACGCCGAATAATTTTCCATCACAAATAAAAAGCGAGCTACTTCGACGTGAAAATAATCGGGGATTTAATTATATAGTAGATACTAAAGGAACTTGGAATGACTCTACGGGCGAATGGACTCAATATAAAGGACCGATGTCTCCGTGGCTGCGATTTACATCAAATGGAAATGGACAGGAAATTGATGCCAAGGGGAATTTTCTAATGCCTCCACAATTCGCTCCGGGGTTTATATTGGTCGGTGGCAAGGACTTTTATCAGACTTATGGGTTTGATAAAACCTCAACTGAAAAAGCAAGTGGAGTTATCGGATATCAACCAGACGGAATAATGACTCCGCATATTATAGAAAACGATATAAATGATAATTATCCAATTCACGTCCCGGCGCCGGAAATAGAAAAAATAACGGTGACAATTCAAAAAGAACTATATCGAAAAGCGATAATTGATTGGGTCTGCTTTTCCAAAAAACAATTGGAATATATGACTCCATATTTCATGGTTCCCGGCATTTCATGTGTATTAGAATGGGGCTGGAACCATTATAATCCCGACTGTTTATTGGATGTATCGGACGAAGCATATTTGAAGAAATTAATGAATAACCCATATCCATTATATACCAATCACATATTAAAATCAAATGGAAATTATGATGTTATGATGGGTATAATAACAAATTTTACATGGTCGGTTGAAGGTAATAAATTTAAATGCCAGACCGAAATATTATCAAAGGATAGAATTTATGCTGGATTATCAGTTGATGCTACAGTCGAGGAAATTTCTATATCATCTGATGGTGGAGATGAGTCCTCAAAATCTCCTCCAAAATTGCCATTTGGAAATTTGTCGGAGTTTATTTTAAAGAGTGTAAACCTATTAAAATCAACCACCTCCAAGTCCAGTAATCTATTGACCGTGATATCATTGCTAGACACTCCATCGGGAGTTTCATCGGCAAATTACCCCCAATTATCAGATGAAGAAAATAAAATATTTAATTTTATACTATATCTGAAAAGAACTAGAAAAAATTGGAAAGAATATATATATGGAATATTCCATGGTCGTGATGTATTGGATGTCAATATCAATTCATATCAACACCGGAATGTAAATGATGATTTTGATGGGAATGGAGAAACTGATAATCTCTGGCTAAACATGGGGCTGGTAATCGATATATTAAACTATCACACATCAAAACTTAGCAATAAACAAACCGGCGAGATATTCAAGATAGACATTGATGATGTGAAAATAACGGGTCACGCAAACATGATATCATCGGATGGGAGTGTGTTGTTAATACCAAACAAACAAGCTCCAAAATATTTTGTTGGACTTGGATTGGTAAATTCCACTGGAATATCAAATGTCGACGTAGATATAATGGAATATACTCCGATAATATCATCTTTCACAACCAATAGTTCTCCGGCAGATGCTAGACTTCATCGAATATGTTTACAGCCTAAAAATTCAATTTATAGGGATGATTTAGATGAGTTAATAAATGCAAATCGAAAACAAAATAATGTTGTTGGGAATTTTGAATTTCCATCGGTGTCTGATAAACTTCAATCTGGGTATTTGAAAAATTTATATATTAACACTTCATTTTTGGAAAAAATAATGCTCGACACAGACGTAAAGACTTATACTGATGTAATTGAAAAATTATTATCTGGTATAAGTGCGGCATGTGGAAATTTCTGGGATTTAAGATTGGTGGCTGGAGCAGGAAATCCGGATTTAACATCACAATCATGTATGAAAATAGTTGATTTTAAATATATTTCTCCCACCAGCACAGCCCCATATACGTTTAAATATATGAGTAATGAGAGCATACTTACCGGAATCGATTTTAAACCAACCCTAAGTAATGCCCAAGCTATACGGGCGATTTATTCCCCAACCTCTCTCAATAAAAATTCAAACCGAAAATTAAACAATGGAAATAGTGAATTATTAGACTATAAATTTCGTGACCGATTATTTCTAAGCGAAATAATAAAAGAATCGGACACGTCTCAAAATCAAAAAACATCTTTGGATATATTGTCGATATTAAAAGATTTGCAAGTTGTTAAGCCATCTAAGGAAATGTTCCAGATGACATCCACTACCAATAACTATAAGACCCTAATAACCACGGGGAGAATGCGAGGAAATTACACCACATCTTCCGGAAATATTATAGTCCGTCGGCTCGTTCTCCCCAATGTGGAGATATTGAATATGTTGTTGGATGATGGAGATTACGATAACAATACAAATTATACTGGTATAATGCCAGGAATTCAAGCATCGTTTACTTTACAGGGAATTGGTGGTCTCCGGACATTTATGATGTTTTTAGTTGATGGACTTCCCGAACCATACTCGTCAACGAATATTGTATTTAGAATAACGGATGTGACGGAAACTATAGAAGCCGGAAAATGGGCGACTCAAATTACGGCTGGCGTTATACCGCTCAGAAATCAAATAAAACTAAAGCTCGGAATAAAATAAAACTACTTGATATTCGAATAATAATATGTTATAATCGGGAAAATGATTGAAAATTCGAAAGATTTAGATGGATTTATATCCGCCATTGGGGGAGACTCCATGTTTATGCATATAATTCCCCTAGATATAAAAAATCATCCGGCACGTAATAAAATAAGTGTATTATTTATAAAACACAAATCAAAAACTTACTGGGTCTCGTTCAATCATCCAGACTCAATCGTAGATGAAATCACTAAGTCCAAATTCATAAATTTTTTACAAAATTCAAAAAATATAAAATGGGTAGTGGACAAGAAATTATTTTTACAGTTGTTTCCATGTAGCAATTTACAAGATATTAATTTGTGTAAATATTTACACGACAACTCGATGATTGATGTTGGGGAATATTCAACTTCGGCACATGAGTTTGTATATAATAGAGGACAAAATTTTTCAGATTTAAATGGTTCCGTTCCATTGTTAAAGCACTTGGAAGTATTTGAAGAATTGTATGACGATGTTAAATCTACAATTAAAAAAAGTATACTTGACTCAGCATATGAGGCATCCAATAATATAATCATACCGACGTTAAGCATGTTGGAAAGAAATGGGATGTATGTAGACCCAATTATTTTTAATGCAAAATATGGGAGGACTCCCAAACATGGTAATTTTGTTTATACGAAATATAATCTAAGAACTTCTACGGGTAGACCATCCAACTCATTTGACGGGATAAATTATGCAGCAATTAATACTACGGATGGAACTAGAAATGCATTTAAATCCAGATATGGGTCGGATGGTTCTATGATATTAATTGACTATACTGCATTTTTTCCGAATATAATTTGCTATTTAACAAAGTATTTCCTACCGGAAGGGACTGATATTTATACTTATCTTGCGAAATTATACTTTAAGATTGAAATGCCTACACTAGAACAAATTAAAGAAGCAAAGAAAATTACATTCCGCCAGTTATTCGGCGGCATTGAGGAAAAATATTCCCATATTAAATATTTTAAAAATTTGTCGGGATATATAAACGAACAGTGGGAATTTTTTAAGAAGAATAATTACGTGGAAACTCCTTTGTTTAAAAGAAAAATAACTACATTCCATATACAAGACCCCAATCCAGAAAAAATATTCAATTACATTTTACAAAGTGTTGAGGGTGAGATTGCAATATCTAAGATGAAGGATGTGTTTATATACTTGAGGGATAAGAAAACCATGCCGGTATTATATACCTACGACTCAATTCTGATAGATTTTTACAAGCCAGATGGATATGATGTTATCGATGAAATTTATAAAATAATGAGTTTCGACAATATGTTTCCAATGAAAATCTACGAGGGGAATTCCTATGGGGAATTGCAGTTGAAATATTAAGTTATATTGCTTGGTTTGGCATTTTTTTCATATATTTATATAATATATGAATGATGTTATAAATCAAATATTATCCGAAGTATCTCTAGACGAGCGTGTTGTGGATGGAATTTTTAGGATGGAAAACAATAATCACATGTCCGCACTGCGGGATTATTTAGTTGAGCACGGAATACCCCAAACAGATGTTCGTGAGATTACAAATAAGATGTTGGAAGGGAATTTTCCAGACCGACAAGCTTTCCAAAAGGACACTGGAATATTAGTAACTTGGCCATCGGCAGAATATAAGGCTAAAGCCTTTAAAGAAAGTCCTGGTAAGTATACCGACCAAGACCCCAATCCTAAAAAAGATACCCAACAAGAACCGACTGAAAAGCCAATAGTCAATACCGGAGAGCCGACAACTGCCCCGCCAGTAAAGCAAGAGC